CTACCACCCCCTCCACAACCAGAGCCTATGGATCCTGCTATTGAGAATGCACGTGGTTTGATGGGTGAGAACTTAACTACTTTCCCAGATCAAGACCATAATCTACATATAAAGATACACATAGGGTTTATGAAAACTCCATTGGTGGCTACTACACCTCAAGTAATGGGTATATTCTATGCACATATTATGGAACATATATCACAGTTGGCACGTAAGCAGGTTAGAAAAGAGATACAAGAAGTAGTGCAACAAGCACAACTAGCAGCAAATAAATCCTCTCCAGAGAACCAAATGGCTGCTCAAAGACAAATACAAGAAGTGCAACAAAATATGCAAGATCCAGCACAAATGGAAAAATTAATATCTATGCAGATGGAAAAAATTATGGCAGAGGTTCTGCCATTGTTAGCTCCACCAGGTAATGACCCAATGTCTGATCCTTTAGTTCAAATTCGTATGAAAGAACTTAGTGTAAAGGAACAAGACTTGCAGAGAAAACGAGAGGACGATCAATCTGATGTGATGTTAGATCTACAGAAGATGCAACAAAAAGCTGCTACAGATGCAGCCAAGATTGAAAGTCAAGAAGAAATCGCAGACAATAGAAACAAAGTTAATCGAGAACGAATTGATGTTCAACGTCAAGCAAGTAGACGGAGATAAAAATGAAATACATTAAAGACATAACAATAGGTATCATGGGGGTTTCCTTAATGGCAATCCTTGGATTAATTATCTATGATGAATTTGCTATGGCAAATGCTCATGGTGGAAAGCTAGATGATTCAATAATTGAGTTATTACAGATGAGTATTACTGGTGTAGTAGGCATTGTAGCGGGATGGGCAAGTGCTAGGAAAGACTAATGTTCGATCCGGTTACAGTAACTGCGGTTTTAACCACCGCAACGTCGGCTTTTAACAATCTAAAGAAAGCATTTGCGGTTGGTCGTGATATAGAAACTATGACATCAGATCTTTCTAGGTGGATGCAAGCTAGTTCTGACATAGACCAAGGTATAAAAAACTCTAAACATCCGCCCTTTTACAAGAAGTTCTTGAGTGGAGATAGTGTTGAGCAAGCTGCAGTACAATGTTTTACAGCTAAAAAACAACTGGAACAACAGCGATATGACCTTCAACAATTTATAAAATTCAAGTATGGGTCTAAAGCCTGGGATGATTTATTGCGGATGGAGGGGAATATCCGTAAGGAGCGCTCAGAAAAATTGTATGCAAGACAAAAATTTAAACAACAATGTATTGAAGGATTTTTTATTTTTGTGTTACTTTGTACTATTGTAGGATTTATTGCTTTTGTTATTTGGTTAAAAAGGCAAGCTGATAATGTATGAAATAAAAGATCTTATACTTATAAGTATCGTGTTAGCTGCTTATTATTTCCATACGTTATATCCTCATCCTACAAAATGGTGGATAATGTTGAAGTAGACAATAATAATTAATTTAGGTATACTACGAAAATTATGATGTATAACCCTGACTTATTTGATGAAGGACCAATAGACCCAAAATCAGGGTTTCCTTCAATCACTCCAAAACCACTTGGTTCTTTAGGAATTGGAGGGTTTAGGCAACAACCATTACAACCAATGATGCAATTAACAATGGCTTTGCATAAATTGGCTAATAAAGATAATGCAATGGCTAATATGCAAAGGGTAAATAATACCATATCAGGGGTTAGATCTTTAGTTAATGAAAACTTTCCTAGCTTTGGACAAGCATATCCCCCACCTTTAAACGAATTTCAAGGTCCTATGCAGCAACCCGGTCCATATCAACCTTATGGGGGTCGTGGTGGTATTCTAAGTTTTGGAGTTCCAGATCCAGTAAACGATCCAATTAATTATCCAGATAATCCACTTAATGCTGGAACATTCGATCAATCAAAATTTTTAGAAGCACTTGGTTCACTAACAGGAAGCACTACTCAACAACCTATACAATCTACAAAAGTTTCTTCAATGCCATCTGGTATGCTTGGTGGTGGCATAGGTGGTATGCTTGGTTCGTTGATGTAGTGGGTAAGAGATCTGACTTTCCCAGAAAGCCAAGAGATTTTTACCCTACCCCTTTTAATGCAGTAGAACCTTTAATACCTCACCTACACAGATTATCTACGTTTGCAGAGCCAATGGCAGGGAATGGAGCATTGATAGATGCTATAGAAAACTTAACTGGTATGAAGTGTTTATGGAAGTCTGACATAGAACCACAACGTGACGACATACTAAAAAGAGATGTTTTTGATTTAACCTTATCAGAATACACTATGGCATGTGACGTAATTATCACAAATCCTCCTTGGTCTAGGGATTTTTTACATCAAAGTATAACATGGCTTTGTATGGTCAGACCCACGTGGTTATTGTTAGATTCTGATTGGATGCACACAAAACAAAGCGTTCCGTACATACAATATCTACATAAGGTTCAACCAGTAGGTAGAGTAAAATGGATTGCTAATAGTAGACATACAGGTAAAGATAATGTAGCATGGCATCTATTTAGTGGACAACCTAAACAGGATCCAGATAAATTTAAATTTTATTCGAGAGGGTATCATGCCAGCGACAATAATAGATGACTATAAAATTTTTCCTAGAATTATGATGGCTGCAGTAACAGTATTGACATATCAAAGTGTCCATTGGTTTATGCAGATTGAAGCACCAACTTTAGAACAAGCCGGACTAGTTTCGGTGTCATTTGGCGCCCTCACGGGTTGTTTTGGTATTTGGTGTAGTGGAGAGAAAGGAACCAAAGGTGAGCCTGCTCAGTAGTCTTATAGAACCAGTATCTAGTTTATTAGATAAAGCAATACCTGACCAAGATCTCAAGCGTAAATTATCCCATGAGATTGCAACCATGTCAGAGAAACATGCTCAACAGTTGGCCCTCGCCCAAATTAAGGTCAATGCAGCAGAGGCTGCTAGTGGAAGCCTGTTTAAAGGTGGCTGGCGTCCTTGCATTGGTTGGATCTGTGGGATTGCTTTTGGCTATCACTTTGTTCTTCAGCCTGTTATTATTTTTGTAGTGGCGTTAATTGGTATAGAAATACCAGAATTACCAAAATTTGACATGAATACACTTCTTACGGTTTTAGCCGGAATGCTAGGAATCGGAGGATTACGGACATACGAAAAGCAGAAAGGGTTAACAAAATGAGTTTTAAATTAAGTCAAAGATCTCTTGATAAACTAGAAGGGGTACATCCAGATATGGTGAAGTGTGTCAAAAGCGCCATAGAATGGACCAAGGTGGATTTTGGTGTGATCTGCGGGATGCGCACGGAAGCCGAACAACGTGCGCTTGTAGATAAAGGCGCGAGCCAAACAATGGCATCGAAACACCTTGAAGGTTTAGCGGTCGACCTCATGGCTTACTGTGGCTCAAGAGCATCATGGGAGTTGAATCTTTATGATGATATAGCTGATGCAATGGCTAAAGCTGCTAAGACACATAACGTTGCAATTAAATGGGGAGCAGCGTGGAGCATAGGAGATATTGCTCAATGGAATAGTGGTATGGAAGGTGCTATGAATAGCTATATTGATCTACGGCGTAGCCAGGGTAGACGGCCTTTCATAGATGGACCTCATTTCGAATTGATACAATAATATGTGGATGCCAATTCTTTTGGTTTGTGCTAGTATGTTTGCACAAGATTGTTTAGTAGTAACAAGGAATTGGGAATTTTATGATACGCTAGATGAGTGTTTATCTGTTTCTGTAGACAAAGCAAGGATTTTAATTGACAATCCTTCCATACATCATGTTAAACCTTTGTGTCAAAAAATTAAATTAAATAAAGAAACTTGAGGGATAATTGTATGGATGTTGTTGACTTCTCGAAATATTTGTATAAAAGGTTAAAGGAGAGGGAAGAAAACCTTACCTCTGCTCTTGCTGCTGGTGGTGTTAAAAGTTGGGAAGAGTACAAAATGACAGTAGGAGAAATACGGGGTCTTTCTCTTGCACGTGAAGAAATCAAGGCCCTGCTGGAGAATAATGACAATTATGACGAAGACACTTTACGTTCCTGACCACGTTAAAAAGGAAATTGAAAAGAAGAAAGAAACCAAAATTCCTTACGTAGAACCTGGTAATAGAGTATTAGATCCCTCACTTCTCGATAAAAGTTTAATGGAAAGACTACCTCAACCAACTGGTTGGAGAGTTTTAGTTATGCCATATCAAGGGAAAGCTAAAACAACTGGTGGTATTTATGTTCCTGATGAGGTGAGAGAAAGAGAATCGGTAGCTACAGTTGTGGCGTATGTACTCAAACTTGGTCCATTAGCTTATGCAGATCAAAATAAATTTGGTGATAAGCCTTGGTGTCAAGAAAAAGAATGGGTATGTATAGGAAGATACTCTGGCTCAAGATTTAAGATAGATGGTGGAGAAGTTCGTATCATCAATGATGACGAAGTTATTGCTACTCTATTAGATCCCGATGATATTAAAAACGTGTAGAGGTTATCATGGCAGAAGAAAAAGTAGAAGATAAGCAAGAAGAAGTTAAAGAAGAGATTGTTGTAGAAGAAGAGAAACAAGAATCTAAAGAAGATGTTTCACGTGAAACACCTGAAGTAAAGGTTGAAGAAACAGCAACCGAAGAAAAGAAAGAAGAAGAGTTAGATTCTTATAGCAAGGGAGTTCAAGCTAGAATAAAGAAACTAACAGAAAAGTATCGACAAGAAGAAAGAGATAAGGCTGAAGCTCTAAGAGTATCGCAACAATTACTGGAAGAGAACAAAAAACTTCAAGCTAGAGTTAAAAACTTAGATACTGGCTATGTTGCAGAATATGGCAATAGAATAAATTCACAATCAGAAGCAGCTAAACGTATGTACAAAGAAGCCTACGAAGCAGGTGATTCGGATAAAATGGTGCAAGCACAAGAGATGCTTTCTCAAATAGCTGTAGATAAACAAAGGTACAATACAGCTAAAGCTCGTGTTGAACAACAAGCTAAAGCACCAGCACCACGACCAGAACAACAAGCTCAACAACCACAAGCTCAAGCTCAACCAGATCCTAGAGCTAAAGAGTGGGCAAGTCAGAACGAATGGTTTGGTAGTGACAAGATTATGACAACAGCTGCTTTTACTTTACATAATATTCTTACAAACGAAGAAGGGTTTGACCCGAAGACAGAAGAGTATTATAGTGAGATAGATAAAAGAATACGTTCGGAGTTTCCACAGAAGTTCCAAACGAAGAAATCTACGGGTGGAACCCAGGTCGCCTCGGCTGGTAACTCCGCATCCCGCAATACCAAAACCGGGCGCAGGACGGTCAAACTATCGCCTTCGCAAGTTGCGATAGCAAAAAAGTTAGGAGTACCTCTTGAACAATATGCTAAATATGTGAAGGACTAGATATGACTGAAGAAAAAAGAATCGCAAGAAAAGATGCTTCGAGAGAAGCAGATATGCGCAGAAAACCTTGGGCGCCGCCTGCCCACCTTGAAGCACCAGACCCACCAAAAGGTTTTGTGCATAGATGGATAAGAGTCGCAATGCGTGGAGAAGAGGACAAGATGAATGTTCATTCTAAACTACGTGAAGGATGGGAACCCGTCCGTTCAGACGAATATCCAAATTTTGAAGCACCTGTTATTGATGATGGTCAATATCAAGGAGTTATAGGACAAGGTGGATTGATGCTGTGCCGCATACCTGAAGAAACAGCGCAGGAAAGAAACGAGTACTACGGGGGCCGAACCCGCGAACAAATGACAGCTGTCGATCAGGACTTAATGAAGGAGCAACATCCTTCGATGCCTATTAGTAATAGTAGGCAAAGTCGTGTAACCTTCGGGGGTAAAAACTCCGAATAATTTAACTTAGGAGATTGTCAATATGGCAAATATCAATGGTGCTTTCGGTCTAAGACCGATTGGTGTAGTCGGATCGGCTTACAACACTACTGGTGCAACTGAGTATCGCATAGCTTACAATAACTCAAATACTATGTTCCAAGGCTCACCCGTAATACCTCTTGCTGCTGGTGTTATAGATAAAGTTGGTGCTGCCGCAGGTGGAAGTGTAGGATTATTAGGAGTTTTTTGGGGTTGTGAGTACGTTTCAAGCACTACTGGTGAAAAAATCTTTTCCAACTATTGGCCCGGCTCTGGCGCGGATTCTAACCACCCCGTCAAGGCTTTCGTTTACGATAACCCAATGCAAACTTTTGTGATCTGTTCAGACGGTACGCTTACAAATGAAGCCTCTGCCAGAGCGCATATTTTCGCAAATGCAAATTTTGCTACAGGCGCATCCGGTTCTACAACAACTGGTATATCTAGCGCAAAACTTGCAGTTGGAACTATCGCAACTACCAACACATTACATCTCAGAATTATGGGTATCCAAGAAGATCCTTCAAATTCTGATTTTGCTGCTGCTGGTATTCCATTAATCGTTAGATTGAATAACAGCTTCAATTCACCAAATGGTGCGATTGCTGCTGGTACTCCATCTACCACAGGCGTATAAGGAGAATAATCTATGGCTATATCTCGCGCACAACTAGCGAAAGAGTTAGAACCCGGTCTTAATGCCCTGTTTGGAATGGAGTATGATCGGTACGAGAACCAACATGCTGAAATCTACACTACTGAAAATTCAGACCGTGCGTTTGAAGAAGAAGTAATGTTGTCAGGTTTTGGCGCAGCACCTACCAAATCGGAAGGTGGAAATGTCAACTTTGATGATGCAAACGAGGCCTATACCGCACGTTATAATCACGAAACAATCGCACTAGCATTTTCTATTACAGAAGAAGCTATTGAAGACAATCTTTATGATCGTCTTGGTGCGAGATACACTCGTGCATTAGCTCGTTCTATGGCTCACACAAAGCAAGTTAAGGCTGCTTCAGTACTTAACAATGCTTTTCTCGCAGGCGCTAATGCTGGTGGAGATGGTGTGGCTTTATGTGACGCATCACATCCATTAACGAGTGGTGGTACTTTTGCCAACGAACCAGGCACAGCTGCAGACTTGAATGAAACATCTCTTGAAGATGCTTTAATCAGTATTGCTGGCTTTGTTGATGAACGTGGCTTAAAAGTTGCTCTTAGAGGAATGAAACTTATTTTACCAAGACAGTTACAGTTTGTAGCTGAAAGGTTGATGGTTTCTAATCTTAGAGTAGGAACCGCTGATAATGATACAAATGCTCTTAGATCTATGGGGATGTTACCGCAAGGCTACGCAGTAAATGATTTCCTTACAGATCCAGACGCATTCTTCATTATGACAGATGCTCCACGTGGAATGATACACTTTGAGAGAACTGCACTTTCAACTAATATGGAAGCAGATTTTGATACAGGAAACATGAGGTATAAAGCCAGAGAAAGATATTCTTTTGGTTTTTCAGATCCTCGTTGCATCTTTGGATCACCTGGTGCATAATAGCACTTTCTCCCTAATATAAAGTAAAGGGCGATTTATTCGCCCTTTATTTTTTTTTAAAGTATGTTATCTTATTTATATCCCTGACAATCACATGGTGTGATTGACTTAACCAGACAGAGGAGAATAAGATGGGTTCAACTACTTTTTCCGGTCCTATTAGAGCCGGTAATATAAGAAATACAACTGGAACGACAGTTGGAACAAACATAGCTAATGTTGGCTATGTTGTAATGTGTCAACAACATGTAATGGATATATCAGGTGGAGCTGTTGCAGCGGAAGCTACAGATATAGTTATACCTGCTAACTCTAAGATTGTTGATATCATAGTTGATTTAGAAGTAGCTGCTAATACTACAACAAACATTAGTCTTGGAGATACCGTAGGTGGTGCTGCAACTCTTGTTAACACATTAGCATCAGGAACAACTGTAGGTATTAAAGCACTAGGCGTATCTGGTGGTGGTACTCTTACATGGAAAAATACTGGAACGGCTGACTTAAAACTTACAGCTACTTCTAGTGCTGCGTGTAATGCAGGATCCGTTGTTTTTACAGTATTGTATGCACAGGCTTTTAATACTGCTATTAACCCATAGGAGATGTTAAATGGCTGCATCTATATTTGCAAAGACCGTAACAGCTACTGGAACAATGAATGGTGGACGCACACGTTTAAAAAGTTTTAATGTTTTGTGTGCTAGTGGTTCTCCTCAAGTCGTTTTTAAAAATGGCTCTGGAGGTTCAA